AAGCTCTGTTGCTCGGCTACGCCGTCGCCAAACGACCACATGGAACTCGGCAACCACTCGGAGTTCCTCGACATCATGAGCGGCGGCCAGATGCTGATGCGGTGGTTCCTGAACGACACCATGAAGGCGGGCGGCTATCGGCTAAAAGGACACGCAGAGGCGGACTACTGGCGGTGGGTGGCGTCGTGGTCAGTGTGCATGGAAAAGCCGTCAGACCTTGGGTTTTCTGACGACGGCTGGAATATGCCCGAGTTGCGCATTCATGAGGAGATTGTTTCCGTCGATCAATCCATCAACGCCAACGGCCAACTGTTCCGGGTGGCGGACGTATCGGCGACGGGACTGCATCGGGAGATGCGGCTGACGGCGCCGGCGCGGGCGGCTCGCGTTGCCGAGATCATCGGCGACTCCAAAGAGCCGTGGTGTATCTGGTGTAACACCAACTACGAAGCCGACGAACTGATGCGCGTGATCGACGGAGCCATCGAAGTGCGCGGCGATGAGCGCACGGAGGCAAAGGAGGAAAAGCTCCTCGGGTTCACGAACGGCGCGTTCCAGCGCATCGTTACAAAGCCATCAATCGCGGGTTTTGGCATGAACTGGCAGCACTGCAACAAGCACATCTTTTGCGGCCTGTCCTACTCATACGAACAGTTCTATCAGGCCGTGCGCCGGTCCTGGCGGTTCGGGCAAACGCGGCCGGTTGACGCCTACATGGTCATCGCGGAGACCGAAGGCCCTGTCCTCAAGACGATCCGCGAAAAGCAAAAGAAGCACGAAGAAATGAAAGCGGCCATGGTTCACGCGATGGCAGCAATTCAAAACGGGACCGGGCGGCGCCAGCTTGCATCGGCCGTCGGCACAAAGCAAATAAATCTTCCGAGGTGGATCTAATGAACGTGATTATTGACGAGCGGCACGGCCGCAACTGGGCGCTCTACAACGGCGACTGCTGTGAAGTCATCAAGGGTATTCCTGATGAGTCGGTAGACCTGACGGTGTTTTCTCCGCCGTTCTCCAGCCTCTACACCTACTCGGACAGCGAGGCCGATATGGGCAACTGCGCCAGTGATGAGGAGTTTTTCGCGCACTTCGGATTTCTTGCGCCGGAACTACTTCGAGTGACGACGACGGGGCGGCTGTGCGTGATGCACGTTAAAGACCTGCCGACGTACCGCAACAGTGACGGCGCCAGCGGCCTGCGGGACTTTCCCGGTCAGTGCATCGTTGCCATGGAGCGGGCCGGGTGGACGTTTCATAGCCGGGTTACGGTGTGGAAGTGCCCGGTGACGGAGCGGGAGCGGACCAATAACAACGGGCTCCTCCATAAAACCGTCATGCGTGATTCTTCGCAGATCCGGCAGGGAATGGCTGACTACGTGTTGGCATTCCGCAAGACGCCGCCCGGTGACAATCTCAGCACGAAGCCGATTGAGCGGCCGACTGGGTTCGAGCGGTATATCGGCGACGCGGCGCAAGATCCGCGCGAAACCGACCAGCACCCTTCGAAATACGCCCGCAAAGGCCGCGACGGGCGGACAAGCGTGGAGATTTGGCGGCGGTACGCGGAGCCGGTGTGGTGGGACATCGACCAAACCGATGTACTCAACTTCCGCATCGCCCGCGACGAAAAGGACGAGAAACACATCTGCCCGCTACAGCTCGGGTTGATTCGCCGGTGTTTAGAGCTGTGGTCGTCGCCGGGTGATGTCGTGCTGTCGCCGTTCGCTGGCGTCGGCTCAGAGGGGTTTGTTGCGCTGGACGAAGGCCGCAAGTTCATCGGGATCGAGTTGAAGCCGGGTTACTTTTCGACGGCCATCAAGCACCTGGAGAGCGCGGAGGCATACGCCGGTGCGCAGGGAGGTCTATTCGATGCCATCGACTGACAACCCCATCGCCACCGCCCAGCGCGAACAGCGAGAAGCGGCGGCGCGGTACATCGCGGACGGGCACCCACTGGCGGAGCTTGGCATGGGCGACTGGTTCGCGGAGGAGTTTTTGATGGAGCAGGAGTTGCGCGATGCAAGAATACAGTGCGTGTGAGCCTATCCCCGGGTTTCCATGGATTTGCAAAGCCATGCGGAGGGCGAAAGGAATCTACTATCAACCTCAATGGCATTATTTAGACTGGGAAGCCATCCCGGCTGAATTGCAAAGGCTAGAGGATAGCGTTGATACGCTAGGTGTCCAAATTGGCGCGTGGATGACGCTAGTTCGCGACCGGGGGTGCGGTGGCGGATCTTATTTGGTGCCCAAGTTCATCATCAAGTACGACCAGCCAGGGCACGCATGGGAGCCGCATTGGGCGCAACGCGGTAAAGAGGCCAAGCCATGACCCGCCCCTGGACTCTAGCCGAATCCCGCACCATCGCCGAACGGGTGATGGAGTGGCAGGTGACGGAGCACCAAGGCCACTTGTTTTTCGCCACCGCTGATCAGAAGCCGTGGTGGTTGCCTACTCGCTCCATTCCCCACTGGCCCGCCGATCCAGCAGCCGCCGCCATGGCGCTGGCGGCGATACAGATGGACGGGTGGCGCGTCGAGTTCGGCTTTTGGACGGGGGCGAGCCATGCGTTCTGCGTGCGGCTGCGGCACCCGATCACCAAAGACGCAGCCGAGGGTAACGCGCGGGAGTGGTCCGAGGCTGTGATGCTGGCGGTTTTGGCGGCGGTGGAGGGATGAGGGATGTCCATCAATACGCCGATGAGCCACTGAAGCCATATTTGCCAAATTCCATGCGGCGACTTGGGCACAAGGCAGATGGAGCGATTGCGGGGAGGCAGCGGAGCCACGTGCAGGCTGATTGGACATGGGAGGAGATGTTTATGCAGGACGATGAGGCCAGAAAAACCATTCGATATCCACGCGGTGAGAGGCCATGAGGCCGCCCGATGTTGAGTTCGCCGTCCTGGGCGTGCCAGGTCCTCAAGGCTCAAAACGCCACGTTGGCGGCGGGCGCATGATCGAATCATCAAAGAAGGTTGCACCGTGGCGTGATTCCGTCGCATGGGCTGCGCGGGAAGTCATGGCGGGCCGGCCACCGATTGACGGGCCTGTGCGGTGCCAGATGGTGTTTATCTTCCCGCGGCCGAAGTCTCGCAAGCGGACGGCGCTGCATGACCGCAAGCCGGATCTATCGAAGCTCATCCGCTCGACGGAGGACGCGCTGACCACGGGAGGGGCCTGGGCTGATGACGCGCGGGTTGTGGAGTACGTCAACACGTGCAAGCGGTACACCGATGAGATGCCACCGGGCTCGATTACGAGCGGCGCCGCGATCCGAATATGGCGGGCCACGCCATGACCATCCTCGACCAACTCAAGCGCGCCGGCGCCGTGCTGGTGCGACAAAAGAATCATCAGGTGTGGCGGCTGCCTACGGGCGGCGCTATGTGATGGCGACAACGCCTAGCGATGGGCGGGCGGGCAGGAATCAGGCGGCCGTGCTCAAGCGGCTGATGCGGGCGAAGTAGACGGAAAGAGGGAGCTAATGACACAATTTGAGAAAGTGGCGGTGGAAATCACCAAGGGTGTAGCCGTCGATAAGCAGACGGCGCTGGCGATGGGTGGCGGGCAAGCGTATGCGCCGCCACAAGAAAGCGACCAGCCAACATATTACGCGCCTCCGCCGCTGCGGACGGTTCCTATCGACCCATCGTTTACCGACCTGACCGGGAATAAATTCGGGCGGCTGACCGTGCTGGGTTTGGCAGCCGCCGGGCTAGACGGGAAGAAAAAGCGCTGGGCGTGCCGTTGCACCTGTGGAAAGTACTCTACCCATCGACCGTCCGCGCTGTTAGCCGGAAATGAGGACCGGTGCCACGATTGCCGTATTAAACGAGCGGCGACCGATGGGATCGGCGGGCGCTGCGTTGCGTGCGGCGGGTTGGCGCGATTTATGCCCTATTGCGGGAAGTGCGGTAAAGCGCGAGGGCGCGAGGCGCCTAGCGTTACGCAGATTGTGCTGAAAGGAGGCGTATAATGCCGCGCGCCCGTAACATCAAACCTGGATTCTTTGAGAGCGACGACCCGGCAAAGGTTGGGTATCCGCAGCGCCTTTTGTGGATCGCCATGTGGACGCTGGCGGACAAGGAAGGCCGCCTGGAGTACCGCCCGACGCGGCTCAAAAAGTACGCCTTTGGCTTCGATCCGGCGACCGTGGAAGACGTCGCGCAGTGGGTTCACGACCTCCACGACGCCGGGCTGATCGTTCTTTATCCGGTCGGTTCTGTCGAGGTGATCCAGTGCGTGAACTTCCTGAAGCACCAGCGGCCGCACTATAAGGACCCGGAGAGCGAGTACCCTCCTCCCCAAAGTTCCCCAAAGTTCCCCGGGATTTCGGTTAATGATAAGCCGATCATAGACGATTTCCCCAAAGTTCCCCAAAGTTCCCCGGGGAATCCTGGGGAAACGCTTGATGATACGTCAATGATAGAGGCAAATCCCGGGGAATCCTGGGGAAACGGCCTATCATTGGCCGATCATAGACGATTTCCCCAAAGTTCCCCAGGATTTGCCTCTATGATAGGGGGGGTTCCCGGTATGAATGTAGAATGTAGAATGTTGAATGTTGAAGGGGGAAGGGGGAATGGCGCGCTATCGCCCGCCCCGCCCCCGCCGCAGCAACTCCGCATCGACGACAGCGGGCCGGACCC